GTTGTTAGACGCAGCCTGCATAATAATCCAATTGGTGCCGTCTGACACCATTGTCGCCCAATTCCCCACTACACCCAAGAGGATAGCTGTTCCAGCAGCACCGCCGCCCAATGGTACGACATTGCTTGATGCAGATATTAGTGTTTGCGTTTGGTAGTTTGTAAACATTACAGAACGGCCTGACCAAGATGAAGCTGCTGGCAAAGTCACGGTGCAAGCAGTAGTTGGCTTGTTGTTGATGACCCAATTTTCTGTAGCCGCCAACGTAAAGTTAGCGGTTTTGGTAACTACAGCAGATGGGGCAATGTAGTCTGTATTTGCTACCGCAGCAGAGATAGCTGTGCCATCGCCTTTAAGAACTCCAGTGATACTGGTTGTTAAGGTAATTGCAGGTGTTGTTGTGGCCGTAGCCACGGTTCCAGCAAAGCCGTTAGCCGAAACAACTGAAACGCTTGTGACTGTTCCATTGGTAGCTGGATTGGCCCAAGTAGGTGCGCCACTAGTCGTGGCCGTTAATACTTGGCCTGTAGTTCCAGCCGCTGTAGACACTGGAGCAGCACCAGCCCCGCCACCATATACAACGCCGTACTGGGTCAATAAAGCAGAGGAGGCCCAGGTTGATGCGCTTGAGAAATAAACGATGCCACCGCTGGTTCCAGCTACTGTCAAAGCCGGTGTGGTGGTAGGAGTTGCAACAGTAATCAAACCGCCCGTGAAGCTGACGCTAGTAACCGTACCGGCATAAGTGCTACTCCAGACAGGTGCGCCGCTGGTGGTTGCACTTAATACTTGTCCTGTCGTGCCGTTTGCCAGTGATGTGTAAGCTGTACCACCGCTATTGCCGTAAACAACCCCATAGGCAGATGGTGCAGTGCTGGTATTAGTACCGCCTCGGCTGATGCCTAACTGACCTGTCCAGCCAAGAGTTAAAGACGCTGCATTAAGTAATGCCGTTGTAGGCGACCCGCCCAAAGTCAGCGTGACATTGGTATCGTCTGTTTTAGTTAGTGCAGAGCCTGGCACATCCGCAGCCACCAATGCCCTGAATGTAGGAACGCCAGCAGACCCATTGGGAGCAGCTAAAACATAGTTTGCCGTTTTGGAAGCATAAGGGTTTTGAGTATCCCCATACCCAGATGCAAGGCTTATGACGGGCGTTGTTGTTCCAGTTGCTACGTTAACAGGACTTGTTCCAGTAACACTGGTGACCGTTCCACCCGAACCTGTGGCGCTGATTGTCAATACACCACCAGCACTAGGGCTAATGCTTACGCCTGTTCCAGCCGTTAGAGTTGTGTTTTTCCAATAAGTTGCAGAGCCATCATAAGTCAAAATCTGACCATTAGATGGTGTACCAATTTGCACATTGGAATCAGTGCCGCCAAGAGCAGAACCACGATTAATCTCAACTTGAAAAGACCCAGAGCCACCGGCCCCTGCTTTAATTACAAGACCAACTTGTATTTTGACATAAGGTGCAACAGGTTTGACGTTTGTAGGGTTGCCCGTTACGGGGTTGTACCAAATGGGGTCGTCATCAGCCCAAGTTTCACCAAAAGCAGTCCCGTTGGTTGTGATGCCGCGCACCACGCCAAAAGCTGTAACCCGTCCAAAATCATTAAGGGCCAAGGATTCGGTGGCTACACCAACAATTGAATTGACATCCGTAATTCCTGCAATCGTAGGTGCAAACTTAATGACGCCGCTGGCTCCAACAACACCAGTGTGGTAAACAATTTGGAGGGGCGAATCCGTAATGGCCGCAGACGCTTTGCCGTAGACAAAAATTTCCTCGCCAACTTGCTGGGTGATGTTGCCATTACCCATTCCCATGTTCCATGCGCCAGTAGAACCGTCGTACCAAAACTTCCCTGCGGCCAAGGTGACAGCAGAACCATTGCTAAACTGCTGGGAAAGAATGCCACTAGCGTTTCCAGTGTCATCAATAGTGGTGACGGAGTTTTGTATTAGCTTGCCCGTAGTGCCATCAAACCGCGCAATGGCGTTGTCTGTGGAGGAAGCTGGGCCTGTTACGTCACCACCGGCATTTGTTGTCCATGTAGGCACTCCTGCGCCATTGCTTGTCAACACTTGTCCTGTTGTGCCTGCGGCAGTAAACCCATAGGCCGTGCCGGTTCCATAGGGAACAGCGCCAGCAGTAGGGACGGACGTACCGTTTGTTCCACCGTTGGCAATAGGTAAAACACCGCTTACATGGGTAGTAAGGCCAATCTTTCCCCACGCTGGTGCTGTGCTTATGCCACCAGAAATCAACGCATTACCAGTTGCCACATCAGGCAATTTAGCTAGTGTCGTTGTCGTGTCGGCGTATAGCAAATCACCTATTGCGTAAGATGCTTGGCCTGTACCGCCATTAACCGCAATCAATGTTCCAGCCAAGGTAACTGCGCCCGTAGTAGCTGCGGCAGGGGTTAGCCCTGTAGTGCCACCAGCCCAGCTTAAAACGCCTGTATTGGCAAGAGTTACGTCGCCAGTCGCGCTAGAGACTGAAATACCAGCCCCTGCAATGTTAGATAGCACACCCGTATTGGCAAGAGAGATTGAGCCGGACCCGTTGGATACCGAAATACCAGCACCAGAAAACAAGGTATTAAGGGAATACCCTGTACCGTTACCAATCAGCAATTGCCCGTTGGTTGGGATGGTGCCAAGGCCCGTACCGCCATTGATGACGGCAATAATGCCCGTGCCATTACCAGCAATCGCATAAAGATTGTTAAACCAAACAAACCATTCCCGCGAAACCGTGTTTGTATTCGCGTCTATTAAAGGGACGCGAGGAGCAGGGATTTGCGTTATGTTTGCGGCCATTATGAACTTGTCGGCGAGATCAACAACTCAGCACCCATGACCGCAATTTTCACGGGGTCAGTGCCGGACACCTCATAAACACGGTCACGGATTTTCTGGGTCATGCCCAGCCGACGCCAGATCGTGCGGTAGCCGTACTGACCGATAGCGCCCATTTCTTTCCAATGCTCATTGGACCATGTGTGGCCGCCGTCATCCGACCAGCGCAACATAGCCTCTGGCGTAGAGCCTTGGCCGCTGTTCAAGCCAACGCCTGTTTCGCAGTCAAGTTGAAGGCTGTGCTGCGCCGTGCGTTTGAGATTATTCTGGCCGCTTGGCAACGCACGCCATGAGCGCAGCCATTTCTGAACGCCGCCGTTATCGGCGTAAACGTCCAAATTGAACTTGTAAATGTTAGCGTTCTCAAAGTCGCCAACAACAATGTTGCCTCCGAAATTGCACTGGCAATTGCTGCGGTGGCGAGTGAACTCACCATTGTCAAACCCAGCGCGTTCATGCCATGCTTGGGTGGCTACATCGTAGACCCAAGTGGCGTTGGCGCTGGGAAAAGTCAGCACATAGAAAGCATGGCCTTCTTGCTGGTAGGTGTAGGCCAAAGCATTAGCCAAGTTACCGTACTGGGCAATGGCGTATTCAATGGCATGGGTAGAAACCCTTTGTCCGGTGTAACCGTTGGCTTTGTAAACGATACCTTGTCCACGGGCGTCTGTGCCAAGCCAGAACAGGGTGTTATCCAGCTTTGCGACTGAGAAAGCAGCTACACAGCCAATCTCATTAAAAGCACCTTGAATGGGCGTCAGCGGAAAGTTAGCAAGTCCAGCGTTGTACCAGACCTCAGTTGAGTCGGTGCCAAACACCCACAGTTGCCGGTGGTCGCAATTGATCGCAACTACGCCATCTGGCGAGCCATCGGCGCTGGAGAAAAACAAAGGGTCAAATACCAGTGGGTAAATGTAGTCGCCGTTTGCAGGATTGACAGTGTCAACTGACCACAGCCGTTGACTGTTTGGCTCATTAAAGATGAACTGGGTGTCTAGATAGCCAACGGTCACAGCACCAGGGAAATTAACGTCCGTGATCTGGTCAAACTCGCCCGTAGGCTCGTAGTAGGTGTAGCTTGGGCCGTTACAGGCAAAGAACAGCACCGCACCATTGTCAGCAATAGACACAGGGCCGGT